AAAAGCCGCACGGCGACCGCATCAGCGAGCTGACCAAGGGGTTGTCATTGTGGTGCGAGGCCAACCGCGCCCAGCTCACCCAGGACGGAAAGGTGAAGTTCCACGACTTCGCCACCGGCCAGGTGAAGTGGCGGCTGCGCCCGCCGTCGGTGGCCATCCGCGGCGTCGAGGCAGTGATGGGCTACCTCAAGAAGTGCGGCCCGGAACGCTTCCTGCGCACGAAGCAGGAGGTCGACAAGGAAGCCCTGCTGCGCGAGCCGGAAGCGGCCAAGGCGATCCCGGGCGTGACCATCAGCCAGCGTGAGGACTTCGTTGTTGTCCCGCATGAAAGCCAGATCGAGGAGGTTCAGCCATGAGCAGCGCGGTGTTGGGCTTTGCGTCGACGAAGGTGTGCGACATCTCCCTCGACGTGTCCAGGGTGGCGCAGTCCCCCCTGCAACGCGCCTTCGCTGCGCACCTGGACAAGGTAGCCACGGCGCTCTATGCGCTGGAACAGGTGCTGTCGCTCGGTGCCGAGCCCGGCAGCGAGATCGAGGCGGTCTCCGGCGTGCTGGGGCAGTTCACGGCGGGCGACATGGCCGACCAAGGCGCAAAGCAGTTCCGCGAGGGCGAGGCTGCCGGCACCGCCTTGGATCAGCTTGCGCGGCAGATCGCCGAGAACACGGTCCGCTCGGACATCGAGAGCTACGCCGAATGGGTGGAGGTCGACGGCCTGCGATTCATGGATACCACCAGGGCACAGGACGGGAGCGGTGATCCGGTGAAGGCGCTGGAGTACGTGCGGTTCGCGGTGGAGTACATCGACCAGCGCGGCGACGCCTTCGACTGGCACATGCAGCGGCACATCAGCGCGCCGCACCTGGTGCGTTTCGTGGAGAAGTCGGAGGTGTCCGCATGAAGGCGTACTGCTATGCGAGCGGCCTGATCGAGTTCGGCTCGCGCACGCCGCCCGGCGCCATCCAGATCGCATCGGGACGCGAGCAGGACCTGCGCCGCGAGATCGGGGTGCTGGCCCGTCATGGCCAGGGTGAGAGCGCCGGGTGCCTGCTGGTGCCGGGTATCCCCGAGGTGCCTGAGGCCGAGGGCGACCAAGCCAGGCTCGACGCCCTGCATACGTGGCTGGACCTGTGTGTCAGCAGGAACGGGCGTGGTGTGCGTTGGAGCTGGAACAAGAGGAAGTAAGCCATGCAGGAAGTAAAAATCGATATAACCAACCCCGAGGCTGCTGCAGTCGCCGTTGCGGGGATTGTGGGCGACATCACAGCAGCCGTGGCTGGCGAATTCTCGGGCGCTGATCGCGCGATCTTCATGTCTTCCTTGTCAGGCCGCGTGGTCGGCACACTCGCGGCCGTGCTGGGTGTAGACGAGGCTATGGCCTTGCTTGATGGGACTGCCCACGCGCTGCGCAAGGCTGCTCCCCAGATGCGGAAAGAAGCCGCTGCTGCGCGTGGAGTAGCCCACTGATGACCCGCGACCAGGCAATCCGCAAGATCCAGGCGTGCCTGCGCCTGGCGGCCTCCAGTAACGCGACGGAGGCCGCCACGGCGCTCCGGCAGGCCCGGGCCCTGATGGACAAGTACGGGCTCACCGAGGCTGATGCTGCCGCGTCGGACATCAAGGCAGATGAGGCAACTACGGGCTATCGCGGCGGGATGATCCCGCAGTCCCTGGTCGCGCTGGCCAACTTGGTCGCCGACGGATACCGCTGCAAGGTGGTGATCATGCAGCGCACCCGGCTGGTGGCCCGTAGCCTCTGGTGTCGAACGGCCAATGAAACGGTGGTCACGTTCTACGGCGCCGGTGCCGACGCGACGGTCGCAGCCTACGCGTTCGCTGTGCTGCGCCGCCAACTGCGGCGGGACAAGGCCGCTCACACCAAGCGCATCCGCAAGAAGGCGAACAGGGAGCGGCGTGGCGAGGTGTTTGCCCAAGGCTTCGTTTCGGCCCTGGGCCACCTGTTCCCCTGTGCTGAGTTTCCGGAAGGCCGGGAGGCCGCGCTCGATGCCGCCATCCTGCAAGTTCATGGTGAGCTGGAGACCACGGCCGGGAAGGAAATCAAGAAGGGCCGCGCCAATGAAAGCGATCACTGGGCTGGCTGGAGAGCGGGCCAAGGCGCGCAGCTCAACCAAGGGCTGGCCGAGGGCCAGCGAAAGCTGGAAGTGATTCCATGACGGGCTACTACCAACTCCGCACGAAGGAACAGCGTGCTGCTGGCCAGCGCAAGGCGATCCACGCCCTGCGTCGCAAGCTCGGCCTGGACCGCGACGTCTACGAGGAAATCCTGATGCGCTTGGGCGGGGTGACGACCAGCACCAAGCTGTCGGCCGACGCCCTGGCCGCCGTCCTGGACGAGCTGCGCCTGAAGGCGGGCGAGAAGCCCCGCGTGGCATACCCGGGCAAGCCGCACAACTTTGACGCCGCTCGCGCAATGCCCGACATGATCGCCAAGGTGGAGGCCCAGCTGGCGGACATGAAGCTGCCATGGGCCTACGCGGACAGCATCGCCAAGCGCATGCACGGCGTCGACCGCGTGGCCTGGTGCCGCACGGAGGAGCAGCTGCGCGACATCATCGCAGCCCTGCACGTCGAGCAGGAGAAGCGCGCCCTGCTGGAACGGCTGGAGGAACGCCGTGCCGCGCGAGGCATTGACGATGCGCGGTGGCAGGCGATGACCGCCAACCTGCCGGCCAACTGGCAGCGCAACCGGCAGTACCTGCGCCAGGTGGGCGCGATGATCGAGAACGCCGAGGTTGAGGGATGAGCGCGAAGCGGAACACACAGGATTGCTGCGTGGTCACCATCGGGCACTCCCAGCCGCTGATGCCGGCCGCCGACGGCCTGAAGGTCATGGCCCTGCTGCGCAACGCGGCGGAAGTCGAGTTTGATTTCGACAGGACGGACTACAGAAGTGAGAAGTACATCGTGGGCGAGCGGCCCCGCTGCGAGCTGACGATGGTTTCGCAGAAGGACCTCCGCGCGAAGGTGGAGCATCCCGCGCCCGTGCCAGCGCCGCGCAAGCCGCGCCTGTTGGGGCACGACTGATGCGCGCAACGTGTCCCGAGTGCGGCGCCCAGGCACATATCGCCGCCATGTTCGCGGAGGAAGATGGCAAGCGCCTGGCCCTGGTCATCGCCGACATGCCCCGTGAGCTGGGTCGGGCTGTGCTGGCGTACGTAGGGCTGTTCAAACCGGCGAAAACCGCCCTTCGACTGGCGCGCGCCGCGAAGCTGGCCCAGGAGGTGGCCGACCTGGTCGCCGCCGGCAGTGTATGCAAGGACGAGCGCAGCGGCGTCCGCCGCCCAGCCGGGCCGGCGCTGTGGGCGGCCGGGATCGAGCAGATGCTGACCGCGCGCGCCAGCCTGGTGCTGCCGCTGGAGTCCCATGGCTACCTGCGAGCGGTGGTGTTCGGCTTGGCCGACAAGGCGGACGCCGCACAGGAGCGTCAGCGGGAGGAGGACGCGCGCGTAGGGAACCACCTGCGTCAGGCATCCGGCATCACCCCGTCCCCACATCAGGAGACACCGCTGGAGCGCCAGCTGGCGTGGATCGCGCGCACGCTGGACATGGGCGGACTCACCCCCGAAGAGGCGGAGGAAGAGCGGGAGAAGGCATACGCAAAGCATGGGAGGCCAGGTGAGCAATCAAGGTGACATGCTGGGCATGCCCAGCGGCGCGGATGCCCTGGAGCTGGTCAATCGTGGTGCCGCTGATCTGCCGGAAGAAGCATGGGCGCCTGCGCTGGCGGCCATGGTCGCAGTGTTGAACGACACATATCAGCGAATGGGTCTTCCCGACGACGAGGCGGCACGGATGGCGACTGCCGGCGTACTGGCCCTGGCGGAATACTTCGGCGGCCGCATGTTCTACCTTCCGCGCGGCGAGCGGTTGCGCAATGCCCTGCGCAATGCCGAGATCTATCATCGGGCGCGGCGCGGTAACATCCGCATCCTCGCCGACGAGTACGGGCTGACCGACATCCACGTCTACCGGATCTGCCGCGAGCAAAGGGAGTTGCACCTGGCTAAGGTGCAGGGGCGGTTTGACTTTGGTGTAAAGGAGGAGCGATGAAAGGGAAGGTTCTGATTCTCGGCGTGACAGTTGCGGTCGCTGCCGTCGTTGTGTGCGGTGTTGCGTTTGGGCCGTCGTGGATGACCAAGCGGAAAGCACAGGAGCAGATCAGCGCACAGCTGGTCGACCCAGCTTCGGCGCAGTTCCGCAACCTGCGTCTCGTCAAGGGCAACAAAGGCGTGACGTTGGTCTGCGGCGAGGTGAACGCCAAGAACAGGATGGGTGGATATACGGGCTTCAAAGGGTTCTACGTTGAGGATGCCGAGCATGGGATTGCGTTGATCGACCCCGGCGCAGATCCTGAGGTGCTTCCTGGCATCTTATGGTGGCAGTACCAGCAGTTCTGTGAGTGACGCGCAGCCCCGCCAATCAGCGGGGCTTTTCATTAGCGCGCGTTAATCCCAGCGCCCTCGCGCGCACGAGCAAAGTCAGCACCGCAGGGGAATGCGGTGGTGGCAACTGACATCCCTGCGCCAGCCGGCGGCGGTGAACCCGCCGCCGGCTCATTTCATGGAGCGCGGGATGGACACAAAGAAGATCGAACGAGTAAAAGCGGCCATTCTTGAATGGGGCGCGCGCATCGGCCATATCTGGCTCTTCTTCGCCGCCAGCCTGGTGCTGCTGCTGATCGTGGCCATGATCAATGGCCTGTTCGTCACCAGCTACCTGTGGGCGGCGAGCAAGATCACGATGGCAGGCGCCATCGGCTACGCCTTCGACCGTGCTGCGTTCCCCGGTAGCGACCCGCGCTACCTGACCGGCATCGAGCAGTCGATGGCACAGAGCCGGCGCGGCGTGCTGATCGCCGCTGCGATGATCGCTGCGGGGCTGATCGGATGAACCGCATGGACCGCTGGAAGGCGTTCTGGAACCGCAACGGCGGCGACTGGCGCGAAGCCACGTTCGCCATCCTCGCGCTGATGCTTATCGTGGCCGGATTGCTGTGGGGCATGTTCGCCGGTTCGGCAGCCGCTGCCGAGCCGGCCAAGCCCACCGTCCGCGTCGCGCCGGCATCGGCCCTGTACCGCCACCGCGTCGAACAAGCATCTGCGCGGGCGTGGGGCGTCCACGGCAGCGCCGCGCGG